CAATACTAGGGCTGCCGCGTCCATATGCCCAACTTGAGGCCTATTGGCAGGTGTGGGTGCCTGACGAGCTTGCTGATACAACAAAGCACTTTGCTGACTGTGTCCTTGCTCTATATGATGAGTACAGAGACGCCAAAGAGTGTGAGAAGGCACGCATAGAGGATCTCCTGTCACAGATGCACCTGCTTTCTGGAAGCAGCATCGATTACGAGGATATTAGATTCTCTGTGAGGAAGAGTTGTGAGATAAACACGGGGGGCAAGTTTGGATGGTCGGTCTTCGGCTCAATGGCTGCTGCATATGCACTCTCGCTTGAAGGTAGCCCGAAGACCTTCGACAGGTCTTTCTCACGGGGTGGACGCGCTCGAAATCTAACTTCACATCTTACCGTCCGGCACTCTGGGCGCATAGGTCCATCAGGTCATGCTGAGACCGGTACGGTGGCAGAGATGATAATGAAACAAGGAGTTGATGATTATCTCTCGACACTTGAACCCGCGTGCAGGTTCTTTTATGGCAGGAGGCCCTATTTCATGAACCACCCCAAGAACGGTGAGCATAAGGATCGGGAGATATCCATCACAGACCCGGACTCTAGAATCATGCTTAACGATGCGGAGCACATCTGTGGAGAGTATGGACGCACGACCCGCGTCGACATGCTCAAGAGGTCTGACAAGGATGCGCACTTCTACAGACTCAGTAGCGAAGCAATGCTCTCCGGTGGTGTGATTCAGGCATCAGACGCATCGCGGTTCGCAGCCATGATGTCAAATGTGGCAGTTGGGATCACATGCTATACGCTTGCTGCTCTTGGTGGAAGCACGCATCTTGCGTCTGCGGGTGCAGTGTACACACGCCTGGCATCTAGACACATGGTGGTGGATACGTGTGTCTTGGGTGAGATCGCCAAACGCCTAGTGCAACCGCGTGGCCAGAAGGAGCTCTTGCGACTGCGCAAAGCCAAAGCATGGATAGAGAACATGAAGACTATTGGTGACATGGACACGCGCCCTCTAAAGAGCTACACCACGGCATCACACACGGGCCAGGGCATGTCTCATGTTGGCATGAGCCTTGAGCATGGTGGAGCGCTCCTCATGTCTATAACTGCTGCCAAGTATGCATCGATCTGTGTCTCAGGCACTGCAGTTATCATTACCGCCACGCCCCTGGTGACTTCAGATGACTCGACAATAGTGGCCAGAGTCGAGACAACTGACCTACCACACCACATAGGGCGGGCTGAGCGCCAGAGAGCATGCCATATGTTCCTGCACATGCAGCGTGCCTCCCGACGTATATGTCTAAGGAGCATAAGTGTCATACCCAATCTTGCAAAGGAAAAGGTTGCCGGCAATGCGGGTGAATTCAACTCCCAAGACAACGGCATAG